CGCCGACCAGGTGGTCTACCTGCAACAGCCCGGTGGGCAGCGGCGCCGCGCGGACAGCCTGGTGTTCGGCTCCGACGGGCAGCCGTTCGAGTGGCCGTCGCTGACCTGCGGCGTGTCCTACATCGCCACCGTGGACCTGCCGCAGACCCAGCAGCCGCCCATCATCGACCTGTCGCTCTACCACCGGGCGCCGTAGTGCCGAGCAAAGGCTTCACGTTCACCGGCGGCTGGCAGGACTGGCAGATTCCGTCGGGCATCACCTCGGTCGAGGTCACCCTCAACGGTGCCGGCTCGGGCGGGGTGCGCGGCGGGAAGGTTGTCGGCACCCTGGCGGTCACCCCGCTGCGCCGGTTGTGGATTCTGTGCGGGGACGCCGGGAAGGCCAACGCGGGGGATGCCCCCGGCGTCGCCACCACAGGTGGGGGCGGTGGCGGCGGCCGGGGGAAGAACGGTGGCGGTGGCGACTCCGGCGGCGGAGCGTCCATCCTCAAGATCGACTCCACGTCGGGTGCCACCAAGGCGGTCGCCGGTGGTGCTGGTGGCCGCTCCGGTGACGACGGCAAGGGCGGCCAGGGCGGGTCCGGCACCGGTGGCACCGGGACGCTGGGCACCCTGGGCAGCAAGGGCAAGGTCACCGGTGGGCACGGCGGCACGCAGACCCTCGGCGGGGCGGGCGGCACGTCCAGCGCGGGCGCGAACTTCAACGGGGCGCAGACCCTGTTCCCGACCAAGCCGTTGCAGGCCGGTGGCACCGGCGGCTACCCCCGGACCAACAACACCGTCGGCGGCGGCGGCGGCGGCGGCGGTTGGCGCCCGGGTGGCGGTGGCGCCGGTGGGTCGAAGAACGCTGACATCCCCGGGTCCGGTGGTGGCGGTGGCGCCAACTACACCGGTGGGCTGACCCAGGCCACGTCGGAGCGGGGCACCGGTTCTGCCGCTGCTGGCGTGGTCACCCTGCGGTGGGGTGACCCGCCGCCGGAGAACGTCGCGCCGTCGCCGCCCACCGACGTGAAGATCGGGCTGACCTACGACACGCTCAAGGACGCCGAAGACGAGATGACCACCCGGTCCACCGGGACCGTGATCATCGACGCGGAGATGAACGACTCCAACCCGGAGGACGTGATCCGGCTGCTGGTGCGGCTGACCACGGTGAGCAACTTCGCTACCTACCTGGACCTGTACACGCCGTACGTCGGCAACGCCAGCCGCGCCAACGTCATGCTGACCGGGCTAGCCCAGGACACCCACTACTACGTCCGGCTGTACGGCCAGGACGGGCGGGGCCTGACCTCCGAGGACTTCAACAGCGTCGACTTCTGGACCAACCGTGGTCCGACGACGCCCGACCTGTTCACCCCACCGGAGAACGCGAACATGCCCGCCAACGCGGCGGTCGGGTTCACCTGGTCGTTCGAGGACGAGGACACCGGGGACAAGCAGTCGGCGTGGCAGTTGCAGTACCGCACCGCGCCCGGCCTGTCCGGTGGGGCGGGGCCGTGGACGGTGGTCGGTGGGGCCGGTGAGGTGCTGGCCTGGCAGGCGCCGCCGCTGACCTTCAAGGGGTCCACCTGGTACGAGTGGCAGGTCCGCAACGCTGACCTCCAGGGGTACTGGGGCGACTGGTCGTTCACGAAGTCGTTCTACGCGATCGGCCAGACCAACCCGCCGGTGCCGCTCGGCCCGATCAACGACATAGCGCTCGACGTGGGCGGGGACACCACCTTCTACTGGCGGTTCGTCGACTACGACCCGGGTGACTTCCAGCGCCGCGCGGACATTCGGTGGCGGCTGGTCGGCCAGGACGACAGCGCGTGGATCACCCGGTTCGGTGGGCCGGACCCGACGGTGCCGGGCACCCACCAGAACTGGACGCTGCCGCCGGACACGTTCCAGCCGGGCTACCACTACGAGTGGGAGGTCCGCACCTACGACTCGTCCGGCGGGTTCTCCGACTGGTCGGCTGCGGCCACGTTCTGGTCGATCGTCACCCCCGGCAGCCTGATCACCACCAAGCCGGTGGTGGCGAACCCGCAGATCGCCGGGAGCCTCGGCTGCGGCTCCTACCGGGTGTTCGTCTACGACCAGGGCGGCAAGGTGCCCCGGGGTGAGATCGAGCCGATCACCAGCCTGTCGTTCAGCCGGGTCCGGGATGACATCTCAACCTGCCTGATCCACACCAACGGGTTCGGCGAGGACTGCTGCCAGATGTTCGAGCAGTTGTCGTCGTGGGCGCACGAACTGGTCGTGTTCCGGGACGGGGTGCGGGTCTGGGAGGGGCCGATCACCCGGATCGGGTTCGAGGTCGACTCAGTCGAGATCGAAGCGAAGGACGTGCTGGCGTACCTGTACCGGCGGATCATGCGGCAGGGCTACAACGACTCGTTCCAGATGGTCGACCCGATCACCCGGGAGCCGGTGTTCAAGGACGGTGTGCAGATCGGCCTGTCGTCGGTGGTGGAGCGGGCCATGCGCATCACCATCAACGCGCTGGCCCCCTGGGACCCGAACGTGCTGCCGTACCTGACCGCGATCCACAGCCACGACGACGCCCGCCAGTCGCGGGTCGTAGAGGACTACAGCCAGACCGCGTGGGAGCAGGTCGACGACCTGGCCGCCACGGCGGGGTTGGACTACACGGTGGTCGGGCGGCGGGTCATCTACTGGGACACGCACCGGCCGATCGGCAGGCTGCCGGAGATGCGGGACAAGGACTTCAACAACCCGCCGGTGGTCACCGAGTACGGGATGCAGATGGCGAACTACTCGGCGGTAACCAACGGGCAGGGCATCTGGGGTGCGGCCCGCCCGTTGGGCGAGGCGGTGCCGTACCAGTATTACGGGCCGGTCGAGATGCTGGCCTCCGCCTACGGGGAGACCGCAGCGGCGGCGGACGAGGTGCTGACCCCGACCGCCCGGCAGGCGCTGGTGTCGCAGTTGGAGGACCAGGCGCAGCGCAACATCGCTCACCGGTGGCCGACCCCGGTGGTGGTGCGGGTGCCGGACAACTCGACGCTGAACCCGCAGATCGGGGTGACGTTCGACCAGTTGGTGCCGGGGGTGTGGATTCCGCTGCGGTCCACCGGCACCTGCCGGAAGGTCGCCCAGTGGCAGAAGTTGGACTCGGTCAACGTGCAGTTCGGGTCCGACGGCGAGTCGGTGCAGGTGGTTATGTCACCGGCCCCCAATGCTGGGGCGGACCCGGACGCCGACGAAGCGCTGGCCGAAGACTGACTTTAGGTCGACCTAAAGAGGAGGTGAGGGCATGGGCGGTCAGAACAACTGGGCCATCGACATCAACGCCAGCGACTGGATGCGGTCGATGGAGAAGCGCATCTTGCACGAGGAGCGGCGCCCGAGCGTCCGCACCGCCTCGGACATCATGGGTCCCGGGCTGGGTCCGTACTGCGTGCAGATCGTGGACTGGAACGACCCGGCGACCGCGTTCAACGGCATGTACTACACGCTGCCGCCGAACGGCCTGAACACCCCCGGGTCCAGCCAGATGTGGATGGGGGAGACGTTCGGCAACCAGGACGGCACCGGCTACCAGGACGTGTACGACCCGACCGGCGGGTCTCCGCCGCAGCACTACCAGCGCACGTTCCACGTCCTGAACGGGGTGCGGACGTTCTCGGTGTGGGCGGTCGCCGGTGGCGGCGGTGGCACCGTGGGTCCGCCCGGCCCGCAGGGTCCGGTGGGTCCGCAGGGTCCGGCTGGCCCCACGGGTCCGACCGGCCCGACCGGGGCGACCGGTGCGCAGGGACCGCAGGGCAACCCGGGCACCGCTGGCACGGCCGGGACCCGGGGCTCCCTGTGGTGGAACAGTGACCCGGCGACCCCTGACCCGATCAACGTGCCGAACCCGCTGGTCGGCGACCAGTTCATCTACGACAACACCGGTGACACGTTCCGCTACATCGGGCCGACCAACGACTGGGCTGGGTGGCTGTACGAAGGGTCGCTGCGCGGCCCCGAGGGTCCGGCCGGGTCGACCGGCTGGGAACCGCTGCTGGCGATGGGCGGCTACTGATGACCGAGGTGTACGAGCCGCTGGTCTACGAGCCCGTGCAGATGGGTCAGGCGGCGCTGACCACCACCCCTGCGGTGGTCTACACGGTGCCGAGCAAGAAGATGGCGCTGGTCCAGAAGGTCGTGCTGTCGAACACCACGCTGGCGCCGATCGACGTGTACGTCGGGCTGCTCAACATCGGCGGCGTGGGGGACGCCACGAACCGGATCATGCACGACGTGCCGATCGGTGCGGAGGGCTCGGTCTCGTTCGACATGATGCAGGTGATCAGCGGTGGGATCGCTGCGCACGCGGAGGCGGAGGGTCTGACCCTGACCATCTCCGGGATGCTGTTCGACTCGGACGTGGTGGCGTGCTCGTGGGACGCGCAGGACGGGACGTGGGACCAGATGCTGCCGACGCTGACCTGGGACGCGATGTGCAGCGTGGACGGGCCGGCGTGGGATGAGTACCCGGCTGGGAAGTCGTGGGACTCGGTTCCGGCCGGTCACACCTGGGACACCGGGACCCCGAGTGCCTAGCACCACGCCGGTCTACGCGATCCCCTACCCGACGGGTGGGGACGACCTGCGTGACGGCAACGACGCGATCCAGGCTCTGG